CCAGCGCTGTTCGGTCGGCAAGCGGTCAATCTCGGCGCGCCGGAACTCGCCGATCAGCATGCCGCCCAGCGCATCGATGGCGACGTAGGGCGTGATGGTGTCGGAGTTCATTCCGGCCTCTGCTGCCGCGACGTATTCGTTTTGCGCTTGTTGCTGCTGGTCGGTCATGTGCTGCCTATAAAAAAAGCCCCTTGGGGGCTTGTCTGTCCTGCTTTCGCTTGCCTGGCTGCTTTAGTTGCCAGCCGTTGCCCATGCCTTGCGGTAGGCGCTTTCCGGCGTCAGGTCTTCGTTGCTGGCGTTGCCGATGCCGCCCAGTGGCAATGCTCCCGGTTTGACTGCCGGTATTGCTGCCTGCGTCTTGCCGTCCTTGACCGTCGGCGCGGCGCTGGTGGTCGGCACGGTGTTGTCAATCTCGCTTGCCGATCCGTGGTCGTCGCTCTGTGCGGGCGCTGCGGCTGCGTCGGCGATGATCGTCACGGCTGGCACAATCGCCTGTGCAGCGTTGGCGTCGGCATTCAACGGGTTGGCGTCATGGCCCCAAATCTTGCGGGCGTGCGCTTCGTAGTCCTTGTGCTGCTGGTCGTGCGGGTTCTGCATGGTTGCCTCGATGGGTTAGTAGCCGGCGCGCGACGGCGCTTGCTGTTGGGTGCGTCGGTGCATTCGATCCTCGCGCACTGCCTTGGATGCGACGTTTTCTGCGAAGGTCAGCGCTATGGCGTCGCCGCCGTCCGGTGAACGAATGCCGCGCGCCTTCATGGATTCCTTCGACTCCATCAAGCGCGTGCCATTGGATGCATACCTGTAGCCCGCTGCCGATATGTCGGCGATCAATGCGCTGTCGTTCGGCAAGCGGCACGGCTGGTCTTCGAGCCATTCCTTCATGCGGTACCACATTTCCGCCCGCTTGTTCGCGTACAGGTCGGCGTTTTCCGCCCTGGTCGCGGAGTTGACGCCGATTACCGGGATGTTCAACTCCAGCAGGCGGTCGAAGATGCCGGAGCCAATGCCGATCTTGTCGATGAACATGGCGTCAGGCTGGAATTCTTTCCAGTAAGCTGCCAGCAAGCCGGCAACCTCCATCGGGCCTTTCTTTTCGTGGTACTCGATCCGAAATACCGTGCGGCCATGCCGGAAAGCGATCGCCGTGCGGTCGGCGCCGTACTCTGCCGGGTCGCAAGCAATGACGAATGCGCCGGTTTTTTCTCGAAAGAGGCTGTTGACCGCCGCCATCACCGTGGTCGGGCTAATCAGCGGGTCGTTCGTCGCCGTCCTGAAGGCCAGATTCGGCGTGGCCGGGTATTCCTGGTCGAAAAGCCACTCGAAACCTTGGCCGTAGGTCTGAATCTTGTTGCGCCGCCAGACCATTTGACTCAGATCGAGGTCGTAAGCGTCCATGTACAAGCGATCGTCTTGCGACAGCGCGAAATCCTTGGGGATGACCGCGCGGTATTCGTCTTGCCAGAACCACGGCACGAAAATGGCGATGTACTCGCCGATGCCGGCTTCCGCGTCTTGCCACAGCTTATGAAACTTGTTGCCGATGCCGTTGGCCGTCGATTCCAGAATGATTTCTGTGCCCGGATTGTCCGAAATCGTGTTGCCCAGACCGGCGAAGTGCAGTTCCGGGTTATCCCAAAACGCAAACTCGGAGCCGTGCAGAAATTGCGCGGTGTTCGAGCGGCCCACGTCCTTCGAGCCGGCGGTCGCCAGCTTGTAGCCGCCGTCGAGAATCGAAAACTTCAGTTCCTTAGCGTTCGTCGCAGAGGTTGCCGGCGCGATTGGGTTGTTTTCGTGGTACCGCTTCACCATGTTGAAGAGGTTATCGGTGGCCTTTTGCTCGTGCGCCACGATGAACGCGGACTTGCCGAAGTGCATCGACGTGCGATGATAGAAACGGTCGGCAATGTAGGTCGAAGCGCCTTGCTGCCGGCTCTTCAGGATAATTGCGCGGACCTTGCCAGTCGCGGAAAGTTGCGCCTCGATCCGGCCATGAATGTAAAGCTGCGCCTTGTTGAACTCCAGCGCTACTTTCGATCCGTTCTTGTCCAGAATCGACATGCACGTCTTGGCATGCAATACCTGATCGTTGCGCAGCCGTTCAATCGCCGCGACCTTTAACGCCTCACTGCTGCCCATCGGCAAGAGCGATGCGCTTCAGTACGGCTTCGACGCCGTTCTCGCTGCCATTGTCCTTTTGGTCGACGCCAAACGCTTCGCGCTCCAGGGCGATCAACGACTTCAGCGAATCGGCCAAGGTCTTCATGGTCGATGACCGTCCCGACAGGCTGATGACCTTGTTGAACAGTTCGTTGCGCTTGTCCGCGCCTTTTTCGTCGGGGCTTGATAGCAATTCGGCCAACTGCGCGTACAGATCGAGATTGTCTGTCTGATGTTCCAACTCGCTCAAGAGATTCATCGTCACCTTGCGGGCGCGCTGAATATCCTTGCGATGGGACAGGACGATATCGCTCTGCAACTGGGCGTTTGCCTCGATTACCTGCGTTTCCGTAACCCTGGTTAGCGCACTAACCTCGGCACTAACCGCTGCGGCACTAACCTTGGCTTCCGCCTTCTGCCTGATCTTTGCGGCAAGATCGCGGGTCCATCCGTCCCTCTTGGCGCGCTTGAGAATGCCGGCATCCGACACACCGAACTCAGCCCCAATTGCCTTCAGTGACAGCAGGTTGGCGCGATATGCGACCTCGACGGCAATCCAGTCTATTTCCTTCTTTGGTGATGCCATGATTAAACCAGTAAGCTGCGTTTTGCGATGCCAATCAGGTCATCGTCAGTCAATCGGAACCATTCGCCGCGAATCCGCTTGTCGGCAAAATGTCTGTGCAATGCAGTTTCTTCGGCGCGCATGTTCCCGACGAAGTAAACAATTGCCGCGAATATCTCGGATGGGCAGGAGCATTGATGCTGACCAAGTCGCTCCTTGAATTTCTTTGCCATTCCAATCTTATAGCGCCGCTCAGTCGCGCAATCTGAGTAGATCACGTACACGAAGCCGGAAGTCAACCATTCGTCTATCGGCGCTAGAACCACCTTGACCTTTTTTTGTTTCGGCCCAACACTTTGTTTCGGCTCAACAAAGTGATCCCGCTTCCATCCATCACGCTTGATACGCTTTCGGATTGCCCCCTCTGTACCGCCGAACTCGGACGCAAGACCGCGCAATGATTTGATGCCTACGTTGTATTCGCGCTCAATGGCGATCCAGTCGATGCCTTGCTTTTGCTTTGCATCCTTGCTCATTGCCTGCTTCCTCCTTTCGGTTCTTACTAAATCTCGGTGCTATTGCCGATGCTTGGCCGATGCGCTGCATCAGCTTTGCTTTCCCCTGAAAACAACCACGGCGGAAGGAAAAGGCGCGGGCTGCGCTGCGCCGCCGAACTTGAGGCGACCGCGAATAAACCGGATTTCCCCTTTTGCTGCGTAGTCATGCCACCACGCCGTATCGGTGCGTGTAGGGATCAGGCAAACGACGGTTGCTCCATCCCGGCAGGACGATTCGTATGCCTTGCGCATCCATTTCTTGATTTCGCTGCCATACGGCGGGTTCATGAATACAACCTCGCCGCTCCAGCTTTGCGCCAAGCCATCTTCCTTGCGGGTGAAATACTTTTCGCATTTCGCGCTTTCTGGTGTCGCGCACGGATCGAGGGTGAACTGGAACTCGGCATTGAGTGCATCGAAAACCGATATTGGCGTTGACCACTCCGGCGTGGCCGACGAGAAATGAACCGAAGTCATGTCGGCGCGCCCTTTGCTGCGACGACTATGAAATAGCGCTCACCCATCTTCCAGCGATAGCCGTCCGGGTCTTTGGCTGTCATGCGCTTGGCCTGCGACTTGGATTTGACGATCTGTGGACGGACGTTGTTGTCTTTGACGTAGGCATACAGCGATGCCATCAATTCAGGGCCAACGTCGATCGTCTGCTTCCTGGCTTTCGCCGCCTCGATCACGGCATTTACCGCCGCAGTGACTTCCGGGTCGTGGTCTTCCGCTTGGAAGACGACCGGATCGACGGCTGCGACGGCTGGAGCTTGCAATACTGATTGGTGCATACTTCCCCTTGTTGCGCGCCTGTTGGCGCTGTTTGGTGGTTACTGCGTTTGCCGATACGTCGCGCGGCTCTGGCGCTAGTTGCGGACTTCGACGCCTGCGCCGGCACGCACCCATGTCCTGGACCAGTCTTCTTCGCCTGTGTCGCCATCGATTGCGGCGGCAAGCCACGGCATGGCCGGGTTGCGCGCGGAATAGATGGTCAATGGTTCGGCGCGCGGCGGCGAAAGCGGTTTTAATTGCTTCTGGTACCGGAGCGGCGCCGTGACCGGGCTACTTGTGAGGCTGGCTTTGGGGAACGGGTTCATGCGGTTTTGCGTCCTGCCGAAATGAATCGGCATCATTGCCATCGACTACTGCGATGGACTGTTCAAAAAAAAGCCCCGGCGCATTGCTGGGCCGGGGCAAAGCGCCGTTTCTGGCGCGTGGGATAAAAAGGGGAGGGAAACCGGCACGTTCTTTACGCGTGCCGGCAGAGACTACAAAGAGAGCAAGGCGCGCGTCTTGGCGATGAACTGGTCGACCGATGCCTTGATGCCGGCGAT